ACATCAGTCAGAATTTTCTCTATTCTCAAAAATAACCCAAAGACATACAAGGAACCACCATTTCGATCCGTGGGGCGGACATCAAATGAAAGATAGAGGTGTAAGTATGGGAGATATATTCCCAAAACTACCGTGGTTCTACGGAAGACCACCAGCATTCATTTGGGATTTTAATCAATCTTTAGCGTGGGGATATGATACAGGACAAGGAGGTGAGTACGTTCCAATTGAATCAATAACCGATACACCATTCCTAATTCAAGGGTATTTTTTCAACCATCAATATTGGCATCATAATAGAGATTATCTACTTGAAATATTCGAAATGAACTTAGGAATAAAGGAATATATCAATTTCAATTATTCTGGTTTATTTGAAGATAAAACAATATCACTTCATCTCAGATTAGGTAATGATAATGATTTTATTCAACCTGTTATACCACCGATGGAATGGTATTCGGAAACTTTAAACAGAGAAAGATGGGGACATAAGATATTAGTTTTTACTGACAATCAAAAAAAGTCAAATACTTTACTCAATCAGTTAGATATACCTAAAAGTGATATCGTATTTGTTGATGAGGATCCACACATATCAATGTTTATGATGGCAAAATGTGATAAACACATTTTATCAAACTCAACATTGTCATTTTGGGGAGCGTATCTTGATACTAAACAAGAAAACCCTTATACTTTTATTCACGAAACTTTTTTTCATTATCATCCAAAGTCTATGATACCATATGACAATTGGAAATTAAATTAAAACATGGAGGTAAACTATGAAGTGTATTCAAGCAATTAGAGCAAACAAAGATGTCCAAGTCGGTGACATTAAAAGAGTTGATGACAAAACCGCAATCAACATGGTAGGGTCAAGTTGGAAGTACGTTTCCAAAACAGAGTGGAAAAAAACCACAAGAAGACCAAAAGAGAATCAAGTGGTAACTAACTCAGAAACAAGTCAGGACCAAGTTGAAAAGAAACCATATAAAAAAGGTGAAAGATCTGAAAAACATAAAAACAAACAATAATGGGAAATATTAAATTAAAATTGAAAGAAATGCTTAAGACTTCTGCGGAGTCTGAAAAAGCGAAAGCGTTATTAACTTTAGAATTATTAGGAGATAATGCGGTAGGTATCGGAGATCACTCAACAGGTGACTTCTATAAAAATGCTGAAGAGGCGTTACAAATGTTGGTTGATGCTGACGATAAATTGGAAGCTATTGAAAAATATTTTCAGTAAAGAAATAATGAGTAAAGAAATGGTAAATAACCCTCAACATTATGGAGGGGCAGACAATCCTTATGAAGTCATCAAGGTTTGTGAGGCTTGGGAATTGGATCAAGACGCATACTTGTTCAACGTGGTTAAATATGTTGCAAGAGCGGGTAAAAAAGATAAAACCAAAGAAATTGAAGACCTCAAAAAGGCAGCCTTTTATTTGGATAGAAAAATAAAAAACTTAGAAAAATGATTTATTGGTTAACAGGTCAACCTGGAGCAGGTAAGACAACATTAGCAAATTGGATGATATCAGCATTACAAGGTAGTGCAATGTTAGTTGATGGTGATGATATCAGAGAAATCTTTGATAACAAAGATTATAGTGAAGCGGGTAGAAGAAAGAACATTGAATTAGCTCAAAATATAGCTCATTTCCTACATAATAAAGGAAATAATGTTTTAGTTTCATTAGTATCACCTTATAGAGATCAAAGAGAATCTTTCAAAGAAAAGTTGGGAGACGGTATAGTTGAACTTTATATTCACACGAAAGATGTCAGAGGTAGAGAAAATTATCACGTTCAAAACTATGAACCACCTTTGGAGAATTTCATAGATATCGACACAACAAATAAACCTGAATTCGAAAGTCTTCAGGAAATAAGAGAAAAATTAATTTTTTAATGAAAAAGATTCACGTAGAAGGAGACCCAAAACTGAAGAACAGTACGGGGAAACAATATTCGATGTTTATTGGTAGATGGCAACCTTGGCACAAAGGTCACAGATGGTTGATTGACCAAAGACTTAATGAGGGTAAAAATGTTTTGATTTGTATTAGAGATGTTCAACCTGACGAGAAAAATCCATTTACTACCGAACAAGTACATTCAAATATAGTTGTTGAATTGTTGGATTTAATTAGTGAGGGAAGAGTTGAAATTATCAAAATCCCTGATATAGAATCAGTAAACTTCGGACGAGGTGTGGGTTATGATATCATTGAACACATACCACCACAAGAAGTCAGTGAAATATCTGCAACTAAAATTAGGGAACAATTAAAACAAGAGGGAAAATTATGATAGATGTTAAAGTGAGATGGAATACCTTGTGTGATGATAATCACATGTTTTGGAGAATCATAGTTGATGACATGGAACACCTTTGTTCAAACATTATTTTTGAAATACCTGTTCATACAACTCGAGATAAAGTTTGGGATACTATAAGGGCGGAACAAGTTGATAAACATCATGTGAGTTGTTTGGCTAATGAAGTAATTTGGAAAGGAGATGTAGTAATAGTAAAATAAAATTATGAAAATAGAAGAAATTGTTAATACCATAATAAATGGTGATTGTATTAAAATTATGTCTGAGATGCCAGAGAAATCTGTAGATCTTATTGTTACTTCACCACCCTATGGTGTTGGAATTGACTATGACTCGTTTGAGGATGATTTAGAATTTGATCAATATAAAGTATTCTCCAATAATTGGTTAAGAGAAGCGTACAGAGTTTTGAAAGACGATGGTAGAATTGCTTTGAATATTCCTTATGAAATCAATCGACAAGATAAAGGTGGTAGAATCTTCATGGCGGCAGAACTTTGGAACATCATGAAAAGTATTGGGTTTGGTTTCTACGGTATTGTTGACTTGGAAGAACAGTCACCTCACAGAAGTAAAACGACTGCTTGGGGTTCTTGGATGTCACCATCCGCACCATATATCTACAATCCAAAAGAGTGTATTATATTGGCATACAAAAAACACCACATCAAAAAAGTTAAAGGTGATCCTGAATGGACTGCTACAATGGTTGAACAAGAAGGTGGTAAGGAAAAGAAAACCTATACTGAAGATCAAAAAAAAGAATTCATCGACTTGGTATACGGACAATGGAATTATTTTGCGGATACCAAATCAATGACAAAGGCCACGTTCTCAATGGACATACCAACGAAAGCTATTAAAATACTATCCTACAGAAATGATCTGATTATGGATCCGTTTGCAGGTTCGGCTACGACTTGTGTTGCTGCAGAAATATTGGACAGAAGATGGGTGGGGATTGAATTATCAGAAAATTATGCTGAAATAGGTAGAAAAAGAGTACAAGGATTTGTTGATAAAAAGAAACAAACTGAATTAGATTTTGAAAAGGGTTCTTAGGAACCCTTTTTTTATTAGTTTGGATATTTATTAAGAAAATGTTTAAATGCCAAATATAGTATTAAGTCAAAAACAATTTGACAGAATAAGTGAGGAGTTGAAAAACGAAAAACTTATCGAGTCATTGAAAACAAAGTGGAGAGAGGCATCGAAGGAAGATAGAATATTCGTTTTAGAATACATGAAGGTTTTATATCCTGAAAAGAAAAAAAAGATCCAAGAGGTAATCAACAAAGAAAAATCAAATACCGTTAACGAAGCGTGGTATAATACGGTGTTAGATATTGTAGGATGGATAGACCCAACAGGAATTGCCGACGCACTTAATGGTGTGATTTATTTAACTCAAGGAGAGTATCTTTTCGGATTCCTTTCAATGGTTGCAGCAATACCTTATGCTGGTGACGTGGTGGCAAAACCTGTAATGTATGCACTCAAATTAGGAAAACCATCAGCTAAAGCTCTAAATGGTATAATGAAATTATCTAAAGCAGGTGAACCTGCAAAAGCTGCAAAAGAATTAGCTAAATTGTCTGCTTCAGGAGGTATTATAGGTACCTTTGTTAAAGGTATGACAAAAATTGCGGGAAAATTAGAAGAGCTTATTAAAGCTATGCCTGCAGGTCCTCTTAAAGGGTTTAAAAATACAATTTTAGAATGGATTCAATTATTTAAAGGTGCGGGTAGAGGTACTGCGATTAGAACTAAAGCAGCTAATTTAGCACCTCAATTTCAAGGAATAAAGGCGGGTTCAGGTGCAGTGGTAAGATTAAGTAAAAAAGATCAAATTAAGAGATTAGAAGAATTAATTAAAATGTCAAAGAGTACCCCTGGTATGTTTTCAGGATATAGAACAGGTAATAAGTTACTTTCTTGGAAAACATTTTGGGGTGGTATGCCACAATTGATGGGAAGAAATCGAAGTGTAAGAGCTTTGATGAGAAAAACAAAATGGTATTTAGGTCTTCTTGATTTTTTAGGTATAGCTAATTTTGTTGGACCTGATGAATTACAACAACAATTAGGTGATTCTAAATTCGAACAGAGTATTGCAGATTATAACAACACAGCAGAAGCTCAACAATATGCACAGGAAGATTTTGGTTCCGAGGCAGAAGCACAAGATTTCTTAAATAAACAAAGTGGATCTTCACAAGCGGCTCCGTCACAACCAGCATCACAACCATCAACAGAACCAAAGGCAAAACCAACACTTGATCCTTTGTCATGGTTAATACAATCAAGTTTAAGTCCAAGATAATATGAAAGAAGAAATAGTTTTAAAATTAATACAGATACAAAACCAATTCAGGTTTTTACACTGGCAAACATACGGTGATGCCAAACACAGATCTTACGGTCAAATTTATGACACCTTAGGAGATTCAATAGATTCATTCGTTGAAGCGATGATGGGAAAATATGGAAGACCTAATTTTCCTGAAGAGTTTGTCGTTGCATTCCAAGACATCAAGTCGATAAATCTTCAAAATTTTATTGATGGAATAGTTGAATTTTTAGTTTCAATGACAGATCTACTTGATAGTAGATATGACACAGACTTACTTAATTTAAGAGATGAGATGTTACAACAGGTAAATAAATTGAAATACTTACTAACACTAAAAAGTTAATATATGGGAAAGAAAGTTATAAGACTTACTGAGTCTGATTTAAAAAATATTGTAAAAAGAGTTATTCAAGAACAATCAATGAAATCAATTTCGATTGTTAATCCAGGACAAAATGCTGAGGCAGAAATCGTTGATAGAGGAGGTAAAAAGTTATTGAAGGTTAGAACTGAATCAGGTAGAGAACAATCTGTATTTGTAAAAACAACATTACCAATCGGAAAGTTTATGTTCCAAATGGGTAATGACGGAAAAAGAATGTTTGGTTTCGAACCAAAAACTAATAAGAAAATTGAGATTTTTGTTACGAAGTAATGAGTAAATTAATTATTGAATCAGGTTTGAGAGATATTTCGGCTTTGAGGAAAAGATACCCCAAAGCCGAAATCTATTTTCATCAAGACCTTGATGGGGTTACAACTGCAATTGCAATGAAAGAATACCTTGAAGATAATGGTATTGACGTTGTTGGGGCACATGTAATTCAATATGGGGAAAAAGAATTTGCGGTTAAAAAGAATGATGCATCTGGTGATACGATGCCAGTTCTTGTTGACTTCGCTCATGGTAAACCGATGTTCGTGATTCACACAGATCACCATGATAGACAAGCCGGAGCTCAGGATACAAAATCTACCTCGTTTAGATCTTCTAGATCAAATGTAGAAACAATCTCTCAAATAGTTTCACCAAAAGATATATTTCCATCTTCAGATATCTTATTGATTAGCACAGTAGACTCTGCAGATTTTGCCAAGTATGATTTAACTCCAACAGACGTTGTCAATTACTTGTTTAGATTTGACAAAGAAAAATCACTACAAAAAAATAAGATGTTATTAGGTTTGGTTATTAACAAATTATTATTAGCCTTTAAAAACAAACCAGGATTTCTTGAGTCACTTGTTTTAAATTCAGAACCGTCTTTATTATCGATTTTAAGTAATATTAAAGAGTGGATGAAAAATAACAATACGGTTAATCCTGAAGAATTACAAAAAAATGCAGAAGATTACGCACAACAAATGAAAGACTTTCCGACAGTGTCGGACAACATTATATTCCAATACGGTGGAGGTAGTATGTACAAGCCTGGATCTTATGACAGGTATACCCCATTCAGAAATAATCCTGAGGCAGACTTTCTCATTATGGTGTGGCCAATGGGACTTGTTCAAGCGTCATGTAATCCTTTCAAGAAAGAAAGGCAACTCAAAGGAGTTAATTTGGGAGAAATTGCGCAAGAAGTTTTAGCCAAATGGGAAGATCAGTTAAAAACTAAAACAATACCATTATCAACAATTAAATGGGTTAGTGAAACTGCGGTGGGACCAGAAAGCGTTGGATTTACATTCAAGGACTTCGATGCGTTATATGGTGAAAAGTTTATGTATATGGACAATGGAGAACAAATACTGAACCATATAAAAGAAATGATGGAAACTCCATTCAAAGATTTATCTGAAGAACATAGACAAATGTTAGACAAAATAGGAGTCAATGCTTGGGATTTAATTCAAGCCAATTCAGGAGGACATAAGTGTATTACAAATATATCAGGTTTAAATTATTTGGGAAGATCCAAAAGACCACCACAAGGTCAGTACAGATATGATCCTGAAAAAGATGATGCACCTTATGTCAAGTTTACAAAAATGATTGCAAACCATTTTCAGAAAGTTTTGAAAGAAAAAATTGATGCTGATAAAGCTAATAATTAATTTATAAAAGATAATTTACAGTATCACCTGGTTCGATACCTAAATTTTCGCAAGTTCCACCTTCCAATTCTAATACAATATTACCATTACCACAATAAGAAGGACAATCGTTACCTTGACATGGTTCACAGTTGTGGTGGATGTTTACAATAACATTATTTCTAATCATTATTATATCCAAAGGTATGATACAATTTTTCATCCAAAAACATTGATCATCACCACCCATCAAAAAAAGCATTCCGTTAAACGTATTATCAAAACTTCTTTTCATCATACCAATTTTTTGATCTTTAGGTTTAACTAAAGTTTTGACATTAAAAATATTTTCTCCTATCTTTACCTTCATATTTATAAATACCATGGATAAAAAAACATACACAGGAGTAATGGTTAAATGTGGAGATAAGATTCTCCTATGTAAAAGAAATAACTTGGGGTCTTTCCCTGGAATGTGGTCAATACCTGGTGGTAAACTTGAGGAAGGTGAGTCCACTCAAGAAGGAGCGAGACGTGAGTTCTTTGAAGAAACTGCTGTTGATATCGATGATCTTGATCTAAAATTCATTGGTCTTATACCACGACACACAAGAGACGGAAAAAAGGTGAAAGGATTGATGTATGTTTACTTGTTGGAAGTTGATCAAGAAATACATCCTGACCTTGAAAACGCTATGGATGGTGAGGAACATACAGAGTGGGATTATTTTGAACTGAAAGACATCAGTGCGGAAAAATCTGGAGAATATATGCATAAAATAGCCGAAATTGTTTTGCAATGATAGTATTAGTTAGTATTTTTGTCGTAGGATTTGTTGCTATTTATGGATGGTTTGACATGATGAAACAAATCAAAAAGATGGTGGATAAAGTGGATATGTAAAAAAAATATCTCTGAAAGTATTGACAGGACCAATTTTTTTATTATCTTTGTAGTCCTTTCGTATTTTACGATATATTTATTTCTTACCGAAATTTAGAGTTCTTTAAAATATAGGGTAACTACCCGCTGGGTTCAACCAGAGCATGACTTGGATAGGTGACGTTTAGATGTGGGTAGTTTTTTAATATTATATCGCGAGGTAGAGCAGAGGTAGCTCGGAAGGCTCATAACCTTTAGGTCGGTGGTTCGAATCCATCCTTCGCAACAAAAAATAATATTTTGATATTATTTTTAACAAAGATTTGACGAATTGAAAAGTTTGTTTTATCTTTGTGAAACAATCGGGTAAAACCGAAAGTTCTTTAACATAGAGATGAAGTTAACCTGTCCCATTACGAGTGGGAGGTGATTGAAGGTGAGTAACACATCTTCAATGAAGAATATCGGATTCAGTTATCACGTTAAAAAAAAGTTTCAAAAAGTTTGATCGTTTCCCAAAACCTTCTTATCTTTGTGAAACAAATGAAGGAGACGGGTTGTAAAGATTCCTATCTCGGTAGGTTGTAAAGATTCCTTTCTCCTTCATTATTTAGAATGTTCTTTGACTAAAAATATTGGGCGGTCTATAGTCCATAAAATAAACCATGAAAGTGGTATAAAGTGATTCGTTCTTGATTGGAACGGTTGCGGCTTCGGTAACGGAGCTCGAGTAGACAAGCGGGATATCATCTGACCTTGAGTATTGAGGGTAACACTGTAGGGAAAGTGGTTAGGTGACCAAGCGATGTGGGTCGTTTGGTTGAGGTGGGAACACCAATAAGAATAACTCGTAGGGCTGTTGTAAGAAGTATGGTCATCCAACTATACAATTGCGGAGTTCAATATTAAAGTAGACTTAAAACCGAAAGGTAAGAGTTCGTACAGGTGGTGCTGTTGATCTCCTTACTCTTCACCTACCAAGGTAGGAGTTATGAAGTAAACTTGAAATATGGAGGTCGGGAGACTTCAAGGTGTAGTTCAGTATCGTCTCGTTCAAAAGATGAGATGGCTGGGTTGACGGACCGCTACATCTATTATCCACAAATCACAACTTTGTTAATTAAGGTTTAACAACTTATAAATCAATAAAGGAAAAGTGTTCGTCAGTCGTGGTAGACAGGTCACTACTTAGTCATGAGTTGTTCATGGCCGTAAAGGGTCCCAAACCCGATACGATTGTTTTGAAAGTTCTCTAATCCCGCAAGGATGAGTTTGGGTGGCAACCTAGAAGAGTGATAAGTAAAAATAGAGTATATTACGACTTAAGGATTGGTTAATTTAATTGACCGTGACTGAGAGTTACTTCTCAAAAGGAAGTGGAAATCGGAGGAACCAAAATAATCTCCTGTAAAGATTCTCAAATGAAGGTGTATTCTCAACCTGAATGCCAACTAACCCTGACTGTTTCTACAGTTGGGGTTTTTTATTTAGTGTACTTTGAGAAAGTAGGTGAATTTTCTAATGATTTTTGTAATACTGTTTTGTATGATCCTGTGTTTTTCATTTGTTCCCAATAATCAGCAATGTTAGTTGCGGTAGATTTACCCTCATCATAGGCGAGAGCAACATAAATAAAATTTCTTGTAAGATCTTTTAGTTTATAATCTTCTAATTTATTAACTAACCCTGAAAGTAACATTTCCCTGTATTGAGGAGTATAGTTCATATCCTTAAGGATTTTTTCTAACATTACCAAATCTTTTTCTAACATTCTTATAAATATTTGGCCAGATCAAAAAAAAGGTATACCTTTGTTATTCAACAAAACCAAGTTATATGTTTGACAAATTGATTGATTTAATGGTTACGTTTATTAATGACATTCTCCCATGGAAAATTGTGGATCAATGGGAAGAAGGAGTACACTTAAGAATAGGTAAGTTTAGAAGAACTGTTAAACCTGGACTTCAATGGAAGATTCCATTCTTTGATCAGATTATGGCAACACCTGTGATCACTCAGACAGTTAATTTAAAACCTCAAACCGTGACTTCTGCGGATGAAAAAAGTATTGTGTTGAGTAGTATTGTTCGATATCATATTCATGACGTTGAGAAGTTTTTACTTGGAGTTATGCATGCTAATGATGCGTTAGTTGATACAACTCAAGGAACTATTAGAGATGTTGTTGAAGGAACTGATTGGAACTATCTTAACGATCTTGGTAATCTTGTAAAACCTGAGGTTAATGAACAGGTTAAGAAATGGGGGATTACTGTTGAACAGATTAGTTTTCCTGATCTCGGAGAAATTAAGACTTATAGAATTATAGGTGATGGAAGTAAAGATCATAATGGACCTGTGATGACAGGGAATGAATAGATAAAGGGGACTATGTCCCTTTTATTTTTTCCAAGAGTCTTTGTCGTAATCCATTAATAGAAATAATTTTTCAAAGTTGTTATAAATTAAGTCTGCGGTTTTTTGATTATAATATCCTTTGAAATTTTTGGGTAAATAAGGTAGCCAAGGTTTCAATTTGGTTAGTTGACTGTGATCTCCAATTTTATTATTCAATTCTTTAACTAAATCACCACTACTCGCGAATTCAGAGTCAGAAATAAACGGAACTTTCGAATAAGATCCTTCCAAATCTTCTAATTTAATTCTATAATCAATTGGCCTGTTTAATATTTCATTTGAATTCGAAATATGTGAAGGGGTAAACCAAAGAGTGTCTTCAAGGTCCAATAAAAATTCCTCAATGTAAATTTCAAATTCAGTGGTTATCTCAAAAGTCGATTTCATCATTTGTTTGGTGCTCATCCAAAATCTGAATTTACTTGCAAAAATATCGTAAGGATTCCTACAAGTAATCATCATTTTATAATTTTCATGACCTGGGAACAAATTAAGTGTGTGATTGTGTCCAGGTCCTAATAACTTATAAATCAATTTATTTTTTTTCAATTCGTAGGTATTAAAATCAAAATGTTTCAAAATGTTCATAATTGATCTCGAACCTGTATGAGGATAGGTCAGTGTGAAACACTTGTTTTTTTCACTTAAATTGAATATTAAGATATCTGGTTTGTTTTGATTCATCATATATTTTTTTTATTTCCATGAATTAATATCATAATCCATTAGTTCAAAAGTATCGTGAAATTTCGATTTAAAAAAATCAGCAATCTCAATTGTGTAATATTCTCTGAAATCTTCGGGAAGATTTTTAAAATACCTTGAATTTTTGAATTCGGAATGATGCCCTACAATTTCATTTACTAATTTTTCTATAGTACCGTTTTGATATACTTCAGAATTTTTAACAAAAGGGATTTCAGAATAACTATCTAACATTGTTTCGAGTTTGATTCTAAAATCAATATGTTTCATAATGAAATTTTTTCTAATTTCAATTGTTTTTGGGGAAAACCAAATATTGAAGTTTGTGTTATAAAATTCGTGAATGAAATCAAAAAACAAATTGTGGAGATTAAAATCACTTCGAATCATTGTTGAGTCGGCCAATGAAAGTTTAAATTCAGAAACCATGATTGAATATGGATTCCTGCAGGTCAATATTGTTTTGAATTCTTCATGACCTTCAAATAATTCATGTGTATGGTTATGGGTTGGTCCCTTTTTATTAAATGAAATAATTCCATTTGTTGACATGTATGTGTCAAAACCTAATAATTCACTAATATAAAGAGATCTTCTCGATCCTGTACGAGGAGGGGTAAAAAGAATGTATTTCTCGATGGGATTGATATTAAATAAATTAATCTTATCAGATTTGTTTTTTAATATTTTTTCAGATCCGTTTGGCAGATTCATTAAAATGGCTTATTTTTGTAAAAATAATCACATATGACACTTACTAAATACAATATTAGAATTGAACACGAAAAATTTGGACAGATAATGCAAGAAACCTTCGTCGACCCAATTCAGTTTAAACTGTTTTTAAAAATGATTCAAGGTTGTTTGGAGTTAAAGAACGATTTGACTTTTTTTAACGGAGTTGATTTCTTGGTTCATGTTCCTTATAAACATTTGGTTGATTCTATCGTACTTACATCAACACCACAATTAACCGCATCTGACGTAATAAATTATAAATCTAAGATCGAAGCCGAACTTACAAAATAAAAACTATGAGACAATTAAAATTTTGGGATCTGGCCCTTTTAGCGGGAGTTGCATATGTGGGTTATAAGTGGGGACAGAACATGGAGAAAAACAAACAAGCCGAAGTAAAAAAAATTCTTAAGGAAGAACCTGAGGAGATTTTTAACGACGAGGCCGATGAAGAAATATATGTTGCTCAGGTTTTAAATGAGTTAAAAAATAAACCAAATAAGACAAAACAAGATCAATATAACATTGGACTTCTTGAAGTTAAATTACAACAATTAAGAAAATCGAAATGATTACAATCAAAGACATAAAAGAAAATTCAAAACCACACTTGATTGGTGGTAGTATGACAAGATTGTCTAATGATAAATATATTTTATCAATTGTAGGAGGTGCTTCAGGGTTATACGGTGATTTTGAAAAAGACTTTGAGATTGCAATTATGGATCGTCAGAACGGTGAATTTATAACAAAATTATTTTTTCCAGAAAACTCTGATGATGTAGTAGGATATCTCGAAGCCGAAAAGGTTGTGGAGATTGCAAATATTTTATTTAAAAATTATAGTTTCCAAGTTTCTTAAACTTGGTGGTGGAAGCAGTACAAAACCGTACGGCCCTTAAGGAGAGACTTCGGTCTCTCTTTTTTTATTCTTTTGTTTCAGGACGTTGGTCATCCCACCATATACCGAAACCACAGTTACCAAAAACCAATTGATTACAATCTTCCCTAATATGGTCAACCATATCATCATAGTCACCCCAATCACCCATACTGATGTTTTCTCCTATTTCTTCAATTGTTTTGTAAGATTCATTACCATCATCATCTCTGTAAAAAATATTACTATCACCCCAAGTCCAATCACATAATATAGTTGTTTCATCATTTTCTAAATCGAGACGTGGATTGTGTAATATAATGTAAGCATATTGTTCTGGATCTTCTTTATCTTGAATCTTTATACCATTTGGTGTTGATATTTTTTTCAGGGCTTTTTCTGTAAAATCATCAGCCTTCTCTTCTCCGAGTAACTCAACTAAATCAGGTAAGAATTCCTCCAAATTATAACCCGCCATTTTGGCAATCGTTTTTATCTCAGGATTTGGATATCCGACTTTTGTTAAAAGTTTTAGAAATGGAACAAGATCGCTCATTGATGGTATTTATATTATAAATATAATTGATGTCTAATTACATTCTTAGTGAATATCAACTTGAGGTAGTGATGGGTTCCATTGTGGAACAGGATGAACTTGAAAGGGTTGATTACTGTAAAGATACTTTTGGAACAAGAACTCCTGAATATAGATTTTGTACAAAATCAGCCGCTTACCTTAAAAGTCAAAAGAACTATCAGGCCGAGTTCAGAGAATATTTAGAAAGTTTTGTTGATAATGCCGCACTGGAAAAAATCCAAATAGAAAAACTTACAAAAGAACATCCAATTTTAGTTAAAGGTATCAAAGAGATTAATGACTTCAAAAAAAAGATGGGGAGTTTCTGTAACAATCTCAATACAGATGAAATTATTAAAAGTTTGATTGACGATAACCATGTTTATTATAAAAGACCCGATGGTCAATACAGTGTGTTTAATAGAATTGACACTAACTATTCAGCATTGGCAGTTGCATTAACTTTTTATTATAGTACAAAAGGTGCCTTTGAATTATTAATGCAAGACATGGGTCAAAAATTGAATCGAATTGATTGGAATTCATTGACTGTTTCTTGGATTGATCATTTCTTCAACAATAGACTTGAACCATATGATCCTAGATCTGATGTCTTCAGAGAGATGGACACATTATTTGATGTTGATTCATCTCCTGCTTATACTTTATTCAGTAAGATGTTTAACTCTGACAATATCAAAGTAGACACAAAAAAAGTTTTCGACTCAATTTTAAAGGTATTAAAAAGCGTTAGAGAAAGAGGATTTGCTACAGAAGATTTCTTCCAACAAAAATTGGAGGAACATGGTATTCCATATGAGAGGTTTGCCCGAGACTATGGATTTGTTGATAGATTCCTTGGTGTTGATTTTATTGTGAAAAAAGGGGACGAATGGTTACCAGTACAGGTTAAAACAACTAAAATTGAACCACAATATAGAATCGAAGAGTTGGACTGTGATGAACCGATTATTGCGATTAGAGAAGGTAATGATTTTCGTTTGAATAACTCGAGAGGATTTGAAAGATTTTTCTGTCAACAGTTAAAGGTTTGTAAAAGAGATTAATACAAATATTCTTCAGGTACATCGTATGATATTATTCTATTTTCTCTATTAAACTGTAAATCTTTTCCCTCATCATCCAAATTATAGATATAGTATAGATCTGATTCTACCCAACTATTTAATTCTCCATTTAAATCCTCGGTTGCAATTTTAAGAGAATCTTTTTTAACTAATCTTTCGTAATCATCATAATCTAACCCATTATCTGTATTAATTCTAATTTCCGCTAAGTTTTTAAGTTCATTATTCCATGAAAGATAGGTTTCCTTAGTGTATTCGACCTTGGTTTCACTTTCTATATCACCCCTCCCGTCACATTCATCACAATCTATTCTTCCACGTCCATTACATTCATCACAACTGTTGTATCCATCACCTGTGCAATCGTTACATGGAATTTCTCCTTCTCCTTCACAATTTTCACAATCTTCCCATTCCCCGTCTCCCATTTGTCTACCATCACCATCACACTCAGGACATTGAAGCATACCTGATCCACCGCATTCATTACATTCTATGTGTCCATCATCACAAACAGGACAATCCATTTCAACATTACCATTACAATTTTCACACTCGTAAGTATATGGTGTTAATTCGGTTGAAATAAAACTTACAAAAAACAAGTTTTGAAATATTCTCTGTGATTGTTCGAAATTACCAAATGATTTGTACGACCATATCGAGATTAACAATTTAATATAATCGTCCACATCCATTTGATAAAAATATTGTTCATATTTTTTTCTTATTGTGAATAACCACGAGTAAATTTCATTTAGATTTGAGAAATCACTCGGCACCATCGAAGATAGGTTTTTTGCTAAACTTTGGATTCTTTCTATTTTCATTAGTTATAATTTACTCTAAAAAATACACTAAATTCATGTTTTTCATCGTAGACAAATTCAACATTGAATATTGAACCATAAGAAACATAATAATTGTTGTTTCCATGTGAAAGTTTACCTGATTTTGTGATTGCGAATTCTTGTAATACCGAACGGATTTTTTCTAGCATCTTGGTGATATCCTGTAAAAAATCATACATTTCTGCATCGATAACACCTAAATAATCAAATTTCATGTCTACATCATAACTTTCAATTTCTTCTTTGGTTTCATAATCCACAAAAGAAAGTTCCACATCAAAATTGATAATTTGGAATTCATTACCCAATTCGGTAATCATAATATATTTTAATTTATCACTTAAGATACTTTCATTAATCATAATATTAATAAATATGATTTAGTTTATAAGTTTTTACATTTATAATTTATTATTAAAACACAATAATATGTCTATAATAGTTAAAATCACGGGTGAAGAAATCCTTAACACACCAAACGACTCTGCTTTAGGTGAATTAGTTAGAAACAAATATTGGCAAGAAAGAAGAAATCAAGAAGGACCTCCAATTGATGATGAACACTTTTATTTGAACATTGGTGAAGATGGATTGGTTAAATCAATTCATAGACCATGGACTTGTTCTATATGTGGTGAAGATACATCAGAAGTTGAATATGATTATTTAGTTGGGTTCGATCATTTAGGTTGTGTGTTAAAAAAAGAACAAAAACCCAATCCAAATACTTATGATAAATGTGTGATTTGCGGAAAAGAATCACCCTATTTAGTATCAACGGACATCCATCACAGAATAGGATATGTTGAAGGAGGAGGACAAGGATGTTATCAACCAAATCAATGCGATAGAATATAATGGATTTATCAAAATTTATTTACCACAAAGAAAAGGCTTTCTCAGATGAATTCTGTGATAGTTTGATTGAATTATTCGATAAGAAAGAAAAGGAGAATGAAGTTAATGTTGGATCAATGATGGGTGGAGTTGATTTCGATGTTAAAAACACAACTGAAATTGATTTATATCAACATTCAGACTTAGTTAATCATGAAAACTTTTTTGGTGTAATCAATCACCATCTAAGTAATTATTTTCTAAATAATTTACCTCAAAGATATTCTTTTGATGCAAATTTAAAACTATTTCCAGGTTCAAGTACATATGAGACTTGTCAAATTCAGAAATACAAAAAAGGTGAAGGTCACTATGAAGCTTGGCACGTAGAGGTAGAAAATTTGGATAGTGCTAAAAGAACCTTTTCGATGATAGTTTATTTGAATGACGTTGAAGAAGGGGGAGAAACAGGATTTCTTTATCCTGATATCAAAGTAAAGCCGACAAAAGGTGGATTAGTTATTTTCCCAAGTGCATTTCCTTTCGTACATTGTGGGTTCAAACCCATTTCTCATGACAAATATATCATAGCTACTTGGTTGATTTACACTGATTAAAAAATAATTTTGTGATTTCAAAAAAGTGGTGTACTTTTGTATTCTAAACATCACCACCATGACACTATCACAATCAATGACTACAATCGAAAAAGTAAACAACTACCAAGGTAAGAGCACTTTCATTGCAAAAATGAAAGACCTTTTGAATAAGGGAAAAACTTTGTCACCAAAACAACTGGAAGTTTCATTAGACATTATCACGAAAGAAGAACAGAACGAAAAGGTAATTCGTATGAATTGGCCGACTCCCGGTGAAACAATTATCATCGGCCGTAAAATCGGACAACAATTAAAAAAAGAATATTCTTTGGAGTTCAATCCAACATTACTTGATATTACTCGTTTGTTGGGTGTGACTGCAAAAGCGGTTAAGTTTGCAGGTAAGATGACAATTAAGAGAGGTAAGATTTGTACTTCTTGTATGAGAGATTTAACAGATGAGTTTTCAATGTTAACAGGTATGGGTAAGACATGTGCGGGACACATGAGAGTTCCATACATCAAAGACGCTTCAGAGGCAACTCGATTCCGTGAAGACTACTTGAAACGTGTAGATGAGATTGGTGAGATGGAGTTTTGGGTTCCAAAAAATCAAATCAAAAAGTGGAACGGATCAACCGAAAAAATTATTGGTCAATTGACAAGATAACTTAAACCCCCTTGATTGGGGGTTTTTTATTTTGTATTATTATAGTTCAAAAAAAGTGATTTAATGAGTGGACCAAGACACAATATAGACAAAATGGTCGAACAGGTTTTAGAGAATTTTAACTTCAACAAAGTTTATCTAACTATGAGGGCTTTGGGTTGGACATGGGGTATGCAAACTACGGCACCTACAGTTGAGGACTTGAAAAGAACTGCAGAATATCTTCTGAGAGGATCAATTGATGGGGCAATTAAGTCCAAAGATCTTCGGGAGTGGGAAGGTTATTTACATGCAACAGGTGGGTTCAAAGCTACGGCATATAGAAATAGACATAAACATATCGTGAGTGTTCAATTGGAGTTTATTGTTACTGAATGGGAGAGTGACGGAGACGCTTAGTATTTATTACGGACTAATTTATTATAGTTTTACTTATGATCAATTTCGAATTAACAAAATACTTGAAAACACAATATGCCACAGGATATCCTTTTCCTCATATTGTTATAGATAATTTCATGAACCCTGAATTCTTGAAGAGAGGTGTTAATGAGTTGGATAATGTTGATTGGGGTTACGATCCTCACGAAGACAAAACAGGACACCAAGTTAAAAAACTATTTTCACCTCATC